AGAACGTAATGCAGCTAGATTGAGAGCTCGTAGGTTGATGGTGAAGTCAGGCAAAGTGGAAAAATTTGATAAGATGGATGTTCATCATAAAGATAATGACCCTCTAAACAACGAAGAAGATAATCTTGAGGTAACTACTCAAACTTGGAATAGAACAGAGCCAAGATTAAGAAAAGAAGAAGTCAATGAATTTCAGATGTCAGGCCGTCAACAGATTGTACAAATTCAAAAATATCTAGATGACATGAGAGTTTCTGGAGATGGAACTTCTAAGGGTGTGAATGTTGTAAAGAAAAAAAGTATAGAAAAACGATTCAATCTCAAAGATGTGAAATTAGACAAAAACGGAAAATTGATATCATACAAAACTGATAGAGGGCAGTTAATTTCTGCTAATGAGTGTGATTGTTTTGACCACGAACTTACTGAAGCTGAGTATCAAGGTAGGAAGGTCAAACTCAACGAACCAACTCGTGCACCTACTGGTGATAGAAAGAAGTTCTATGTGTATGTGAAAAATGATAAAGGAAACATTATCAAACTAGGATTCGGTGACCCAAACTCGGAAATCAAACGAGATGATCCAAAACGAAGAGCTGCATTTCGTTCAAGACATAGCTGTGATGATGATATCGGACCTAAGTGGAAAGCAAGATATTGGAGTTGTTACCAATGGAGAGCTGGAGCAAAGGTAGATAACTAATGAAAAATATATGGAATAAATTCACCGCGTGGTTATCGGGATGGCCGGAATCTAAAAATAGAAAATCAGAAAGAGAACAAATATATCTTTTTGAAGAAGAAAAAGAGTTGAGAACAAAACAAGAAGAAAAAAAATGAAATCATTTCAACAATATCTAAAAGAAGAAGTTGCTTGGCTAAGAAGTACTTCCAAGATGGTATTTGATTTTGGTGAAATATCTCAAATGAAAATTCCATTAACATCAAAAACGATGACATGGATTTTCAACGTACAGTTACCAAGAGTAACGGTGTTTCATGTTACAAATGGAATTGGTTTGGGGAACTTGAAAAAATTACAGAATAAGAAAAAATCAATCTCTGCCTTTTTTAATATGCATGCAAGTTTTATAGATTCGGGAATAAAAACTGAAGGAGGACTTGTTGCAGAATTGGACGCAAATATACTCATGTCAAGTAAAAGTGATATAATGAGTATGCCGGACAAGACAGGTAGGCGATGGGTTGAATTGTACAATATAGACCCAAAAGAGAAGACGCACAAAGAATTTGAAAAGATGTTGATAGACCTTGCAATAAAACATGATCCAAAAAATAAAGAATACTTAAAAATATCACCAGAGATAGGAATAGGCGTTTGGTACAAATTGCAATCGGACTTTAAGGATGATGGTAAGAAGATGTCTTTGATAATTGCAGATTATATGGATGGTGTAAATACAATTCTCAAGAAACATAAAAATGATATTCAGGGTGCTATTCATGGGTATATTGTTAGAAGAGGCACAGTAGCAGTTAAACATCCGTCTGGCAGAATGGTGGGCGGTGATTCAGAAATATCAGAATGGGATGCGTGGGATGAACAAGTAGTGGATAAAATTAAAATTGAGAAGGTTCACACTTTTAATACGGCAACCAGACCGTTTGAATGGATAGATGATTCAGTAATTCCAAGATTGGGTAGAATTCCACACAAACATTGGAAATCAGCTACAGAATTATCTACCTACATCAGTCAAGTTGCTGATGCAGAAGTAAGAACATTTGGTGGGTGGGCTAGGAAAAAATGAAATCCTTTAAACAATATCTAACAGAAAGAGGAACAAGTCTATCCTATTTGTTGTTTCTTCCAAGAATTGGTTACTATGATCAACTGATGATTCCTATATCTTCATCTATGTTCAAAAGGATATGGCCAGACACACTCCGAGCAACAGTATTTCATACAACGGATGGAAAAGGTATTAAGAAGATAGCAAAACTTCAAGGAAAGAAAAGTCAAATATCTGCATTTTTCTCAATGATGTCTCGTTATATGGATATCGGTGTTGCAACTCAAGGTGGTGTTCATTCAGTATTGGAAATGGATGCTGATGTTCTTCTGTCTGCTTCGGGTGATGTGATGAGTCATTTAGACCAACAAGGTAGAAGGTGGACATCTATAAGTGACCTCAAAGAGACTTCTAGGTTCGTGAAGTTTGGTGCGGTAGAGAAAGACCTCCAGAAAATGTTTGACCCTCTGGTTAAGAAATATCTCAAAAAAGGTGAGTTTCAAGAGAACGCAACAGTATGGGAACTTTGGAGAATGGCGGAGAGAAAAGTTGACAAAAAAACAATGAGTATGATAATAAAAGATTACATGGATGGAATGGAAAGAGTTATCAAGAAAAACATTGATACATTTAGTTCCGCCATGTTGAGTTACGCAAAGAACAGGTCAACTGATTTATCGTGGGATGAACAAATAGTCAATAATTTCAAAGTTAAGACTGCACATTTTTTTAAACTAAAACTACTAAGAGGCGAGAATTCTTTGTTACCAGAACAACAAGAATTGATGGAGTTTGCAAAGTCTAAGGGGTGGACAATAAAAATGTGGGATGCACCTATAGAGTTAGAAGTATACACACGGCAAGTTGCTGCAAAGGAACTAGGTAAACCTAAACCCACTAAACCTGCAAAGAGAAGTATTTCTTACTAAAAAGGAAATAGGAAAATGAAAACATTTAAAGAATTCAATGAAGCTTGCTGGGATGGTTACAGGCAAGACGGTATGAAGAAAAAAGATGGTAAGATGGTTCCCAATTGTGTTCCAATTGGTGAAGTTTCTCAGGATAAGGAAATTGGAGATAGAGAAGGTTCTCAACCCAAAAAAAACTACGCTGGAGATATGGCTAAGTCAACGAAACAGTCACGAGCCAGACACTTTGATAAAAAGAAGAAAGGTCCTGCTCCTGGCGATGCATCAGCGAAGACCAAACCATCTAAACACACGAAGAAATATGACCAGATGTTTGGTGAAGCACAGATTGAGGGATTGAAAAATAAAGCAGAAAAGACAGGAATCTCTTACGGAATATTGAAACAGGTTTACGATAGAGGAATGGCTGCATATAAGTCAGGTCATCGGCCAGGTGCAACTGCTCAACAATGGGCATTCGCAAGAGTCAATAGTTTCGTTACGAAGAGTAAGGGAACATGGGGTGGAGCAGATAAGGATTTGGCTGCAAAAGTTCGTGGATGAAAACAGAAATAAACTAAATAGGTAAAGATGGCAGATGATTTTGATTTTGGGTTCAGTGCAGTATCTACTGAGGAATTCAAAAAAACACAACCAACCGAAACAAAAGTTCAGAAACCAGCAGTATCAACTACTGAGTTTAAAGAACTGAAATCGAAAATAGATTCTATTGTTGGTATGATACAGACACTAGGTGACAATGACGATACTAGTTTGTTCGATGAGACTGGCGAAAAGATTTCTCGATTAGAAGGAAAAATAGACAAAATTCTCGCGATGGAATCTTCTCAAGCGGTAACTGCATTAACTGAACAAGGTAGTTCTATTCGTGCTGTTATAGATGAAGTTGAAGAACGAAAAGGTGAATTAAACGAAAAGTTCATAGGAAAACTCAAAGAATTAGAATCTCTGGTAATACCGATGTTGAAAGGTCTGATGAAAAATGCAGAGAAGGAATACATCTACTGGCCGGGAAGAACTCCAATATTGGAAAAACAAATAGAAAAAGTATACTCCATAACGAGACCAGAATGAAAAAATTCAAAGAATATATTCAACTCAAAGAAGCAACAGACATCACCAAATATTCTGCTTCAGATTTGAAGAGTGTTTTTTCTAAATTTCTTTACATGGATGATTCTCGTGCTGGAAAAGAGAGTGGAAATTTAAAAGGAAGTGATAATAGAATTTTACCGAATGATAAACAACTTCCCACAGCATTGTATATGACTGTTACAGGGCCGGATAAGAGTGGAAGTTTTCTCTATCCAAAAGGTTCATATTATGTTGGATTTGGTAGAGTAAATGCATCTGGTGAAGTGGTTACGGCTTTTGCGGGAACAGCAAGACTTGTGACTTATGAGTTAGACGATGCGAAACAATATGTTAAGAAATTCAGTAATCTTTCTCTTATCAAGAAACAAATGGATAAGGGAAACAAAGGAATGGGTGCTTGGCCTGCTACTTATGATCTGACAGGAGATTTTAAAGGTCAAGGTAAAGGTAGTAAAATAATAAAGATAGACAGTATGGATGAGATAAAATACTAATGAAAACTTTCAAGGATTATATCATAGAATTTGATACTCCACAAATCTATTGTGATATGGATGGAGTGATTGCAGATTTTCTCAAATTCACATCATCACATCTAGGTCATCCGTTTAAAGATGAATACTGGAAAGATTTGCCAGACGATACGTTTTATCAACTTCCACCTATGCCAGATGCGAAAAAATTGTGGGGATTTATTTCAAGATATAATCCATTCATTCTGACCGCTATTCCTAGAAGTGGAAGAGGTCCGATATCAAAACGTGCTGCTGATGACAAGAAGAGATGGATGAAAAAACATTTTGGTGTACCCGAAAACAGAATATATGCTGTATCAAGAGTTGACAAAGCACAGTTCGCAAAAGATGGAAGAGATGGTAGACCAAACCTGTTAATCGATGACCACGCAAAAAACATACAAGCTTTCACTAAAATCGGTGGATTGGGGATAGTTCACACCTCTGCATCGAATACAATCGCCGAAATGAAGAAATTGGGTTACAAGTAATTATAAATATTAATAACCAAAACTATTATAGAATTCAAAGGAAATTATGTTAAAAACCTCTCACATGCAAGAAATGAAGCGTCGATAT